TCAACGCCCACCCGGGCCGGCGCCGCGCACCCAGTCACGCTTAAGCTCATCAGCAATAGCCGCGTCATCCAGGCGCGCCGTCTCGTCCTGCACATGTTTCACCTCCTGGCGGGCGCGATGGGCCTGCCGGTTGATCTGGTCGTCACGATCTTCACGCTCGGCGCTGCGTCCCGCTGCACGTCCCCGCACATACGCCACGACCAGTAGCACGATCGCCCCGCAAACGGCCATTGCGCCAGCGTTGAGACGCTTAAGCCATGCGAACATATCGCTCTCCCGTCGCGGCAACGGCCTGGGCATGCAGCGCAGGCCATGTCTGCGGATGCGGTTTGCCCGGACGCCACGTCCGCAAGTAAAGCGACCAGGCGCCCGATGAATCGCCGGCTGAAGGCAGGGGCTTGGCGTCGGTCCAGAGCAGCAGGCGCGCGAAGGCGCAAGCGAGCACATCATCGGTCTCCAATACCGGATAGACAGCCTCTGCTGCCGGCGCAACTCCGCGGGCCGCGCAGACCCGCCGTGCCGCATCCCTGCTGGCCGGATGCGCCAGCACGCCGCGCACGCCGCCCCCCTGTTCGAACTGCCAGAATCCCCGCGCCGGGCCGCCGATCTGACGGCGGTGCAGGAATCGGCTCTCTTGCAGGCCGATCGCCAGCAGCATGACGCGCGCCTCTGGCGTGTCCATCCGCGCGGGCAACAGCGCCAACGCCGGATCCATGGCGGTTCGAGTGATCACGTCAAGGTCCATGCCTGTCTCCCCCGTCCCGCCTTTCGCCTCGCACGTTGGCGCGCACTTCCGCCAACCACGCCAGCACACCCTTCTGCCGCATGCTGGCCATCCAGCGCATATAGGCGCCCAGCACCCACCATGCCGGCAAGCCCGCCAGCAGCATGCTGGGGCCAAGCACGTAGAACTTTGCAAGCAAGGCGTCATCGCTGCCGGCGCCGTGATGCGCCAGCCAGGTCATGGCGTCCATCAGCCCGGGCTTCCACGCGATGACCACGCCGGCCAGCGCGGGCCCGAACAGGAAGGAACACGCCACGGTGGACACCGTACGGACGGTGAACTCCCTGACGGTGCGCGGGGGCATGATCAGCAGGCCGAGCATGGCGGTAATCGCCGCAGGGATGCCGTATGCCATGGCCACCTTCAAGGCGGCAAGGCCTCCCAGGCCTGTAGAGCCGGGTTCCATAGTGGGGTTGCTCCTGTAGAGGGTGTGCAGGATTGCCTCCTGTAGGGACGAAAAAAAAGCCCGCGTTTTGCGGGCTGGCGGATCAGGCACATCGTCGACGCGTGGATCCAGTCAGCTGGGCACGGCCGGCCATTCGGCTTTCTGGTCCGTAGGATCGACGCGTGATACTTCCACGCGATAGCGCCTCCATCGCTGCAGTAGGTCCAGTTCTTCCGGCGTGGCCATATCCAAGCTTTGAGCCTCTTGAAGCAGCACGATCTGCTGAAACGCGTAAGCCAGTTTTTCCGCCTTTTCCTCGAGCCGCTGGCGCGTAATTTCAGCGGCAAGCAGTGATTCATCAGGAATCCAGGCCGAGCCACTCCAGACACTCCAGTCGTTGGGACGCGCCTCGAGGGTCAACCATTCCGGAAATGGGCCAATGCCGTCGTATCGTTGTCCGTTGATCTCTGCGCCAAGGTGATACGGTTGACCGTCATTGACGGAGTAAAGCGTGCGCTGCCGAAGATCTTCCACACTGGTCCAACCGCCCCCCTCTGCAGGGCGATAAAGCCGCCCGAACTCCAGCGTATCCGGCGGATCGCGGTCTATGGCGCCCCCCGGAATCAGATAGTGTCCGGGCTCATCGAGAGGAGAGCTGTCAGCCATGACCGGCCCTATGAAGTAACCCATCCCGTCCAACTGAGATACTCGCTTTTGCGGCCCAATATTTTCCATAATTGCCTCTTCGTTCGTTCCACTTTCCTTCATATGGCCTCCGTTCAGTATTTGATGCATGCCAAAAGGGCAATATTCCGTGGTCGCGATTCGTTGCCTCCGTCGTACTGGATGGCGATGTTCGTCTTGCTGCTGAACGTGTTTGGCATAATGGGGTCGTCCACGGAGAAATGACTTGAGTTGTCGGTCCCGCGGTCAGTGTCCATCGTGTTCACCGGCACCTGATAATTCAGCAGATGAACATGGCCGGGGTCCACGACGCCGTGAACGTGTGCCAAATTCTGGCTGCCCTGAAACGTTCCTAACGCACGGCTGGCATCTCCACCACGTCCGTCATCCCACCCTCGCAGAAATTCTGCGCGCAAGTCGGGCAGCACAAAAGTGGTCGTCCCGTTACCCGCGCCCCAGGTTGTGCCAATAGAGGTAAAAAGAGCGGAGTAAGTTGTGCGCGAAACAGTCGCTCCGTTCGCCTTCAACCAACCAGCGGGTGCAGTCGCACGCCCAAAATAGGCGATCATGCCGGCCCAGGCATTAATGGAGTTACTGTCGACGGTCACGATCTCTTTCCAGCCTGACCATACGCCGCTGTAGTAACCCCGGCTAAAAATTGCACCCGTGTTGTAGACCGTGTATTTCTGTGTCGCAATCTGGGTTCCCCCCGATTCGACCAGAAGCGTTCCTGCCAGGGAAATGGGATAGTTGCGCGCCAAAGTGGCATTGGCATTTGTGGACTGACCGTAGAAGCCCGGAGCCATCACAGCGTTCAAATCCAGAGTTCCCAGTGGGTTATCGGCACCGAGACCGAATGCACTACCCACCGTAAGAATCCGACCTGGTGTAATGTCGTTCGGCGTCGCCTGCGTGTCCAACTCATGGGAATGGCTTGTCGTCGTCACGGCGTTAGTAGTTGCCGCAGTCAGTCGAGAAGGCATGCCAAGCGACAGCGT